TGGGCGAAGACCATGCAGACCAATGGGAAGTCTTAGAACTCCCTGCCATTTTAGATAACGGTGAACCCTTGTGGCCAGGCTACTGGAAGATCGAAGAGCTTGAGGCTGTCAAAGCTTCCTTGCCTGTGGCTAAGTGGAACGCCCAGTACATGCAAAACCCTACCTCTGAAGAGGGTGCCCTACTCAAACGCGAGTGGTGGCGAATGTGGGAGCAAGACAATCCCCCACCTTGCTCCTACATACTTCAGTCTTACGATACCGCTTTTAGCTCCAAGCAAACTGCTGACTACAGCGCCATTACCACTTGGGGCGTCTTTCGTCCCAGCGATGGAGCACCTGAGTCCATCATCTTACTTGATGCTAAGAAAGGTCGATGGGACTTCCCGGATCTGAAAGCGACAGCCTACGATGAATATACCTATTGGCAACCAGACATTGTCTTGGTAGAATCTCAAGCAAGTGGTACGCCTTTGACGCACGAGTTGAGAATGATGGGCATACCTGTGGTGAATTACCGACCCACTAAGGGCAAGGACAAAGTCACCCGAGTGCACAGCGCCTCTCCTGTGTTTGAAGCAGGGATGGTGTGGGCTCCTGATGCCATCTTTGCAGAGGAAGTCATAGAAGAATGTGCAGCCTTTCCTTATGGAGAGAATGATGACTTTGTAGATTCGACAACACAGGCTATACTAAGATTTCGTCAGGGCAACTTTGTGCGATTGGATTCAGATGAAGATGATGAAGAGCCAATCCCTAGACAACGAATTTATTATTAGAGGTAACAATCATGTACGGAAAAGACAAAAAGAAAAAATCCAAAGTTCAAAAAATGAAATATGGTTCAGGCAAGAAAGGCGTCATGAAAATGAAAGATGGTGGTTGTGTTGCTGGCGCTGCTAATCGCAGACGCATGATGCAAGAAATGGTTAACTAAAAACACCATGTCCAAAAAGAAAAAGTTCATAGATTCGATGAAAGATGTTTCAAAGAAAACAGCTGATAGAATTAGAACAGGCAAGATTAAAATAAAATCTGACGATCCAGATATTCAAAAAGCACTTGACGAAAAGTTTCCACCATTGAAACCTGTTAAGAAAATGGCTGGTGGTGGCATTGCCATCAAAGGACACGGTAAAGCATTTACAGGAAAATAAATGGCAGTAGAAAAAGCAATCAGCATTGAAGATCAAATAGACCTTAAAGTTCGTGATAGATCCAAAGGCATGGAGGTTGAAGTTGATGTTGAAGAAGATCAGCCTGAGTTCGATGACTTTGAACAGTTAGAAGATGGTAGCATTGCTTTTGGCATGCCAACTCCTGTTGTAGAAGACACAGACTTCTACGCCAACCTTGCTGAAATTATTGATGACAAAGAGTTAACTTCAGTCAAAAATGATTTGATGGCCAACATCGATGCTGACAAAGAGTCACGCAGCGAATGGGAGAAAACTTATCGTGAAGGTCTAGAGTATCTTGGTATGAACTACGAAGAAAGAACTCAACCTTTTGAAGGAGCTTCTGGTGTCATGCATCCACTCCTTGCTGAGTCAGTCACTCAGTTCCAAGCTCAAGCGTACAATGAGCTGTTACCTTCCCAAGGTCCAGTCAAGACACAGGTGGTTGGTATGGCCACACCTGAAACAGAGCAACAAGCATCACGCGTACAAGAGTTCATGAACTATCAGTTGATGCAAGTCATGCGTGAGTATGACTCTGAGACAGATCAAATGTTGTTCTATCTACCACTCAGTGGTTCAGCTTTTAGAAAAGTATATTACGATCAAAACTTAGGCAGAGCAGTTTCTAAGTTCATTCCAAGTGAAGACTTGATTGTTCCTTACGGAGCAACTGACTTGCACAGTGCGACAAGAATCACTCATGTGATTAACATGTCGATGAATGAAATACGCAAGCTGCAACAAATCGGTTTTTATCGTGATGTAGATCTAAACTATGGCACAGTCAACCCAGATGAAACTGACGAGATCCAAGAAGAGATCGATAAGTTACAGGGCGTTGAGCCTAGCTATTCAGACGATGACACTTGTCAAGTCTTTGAGTCCCATGTCGAGTTAGACATACCGGGCTTTGAGGATATGAATGCTGAAGGTGAAGAGACTGGCATCAAGTTGCCATACATCGTCACCATGGCTAATGGCAAAGTATTGTCCATTAGAAGAAACTACAAAGAGAATGATCCGTTAAAAGAACGCATCAATTACTTTGTGCATTACAAATTTTTACCAGGCCTAGGATTCTATGGCTTTGGTTTAACCCACATGATCGGAGGCTTGTCAAAAGCCTCGACTTCTATTCTACGTCAGCTTATTGACGCTGGTACTTTATCTAATTTACCAGCTGGCTTTAAGGCTCGTGGAATCCGTATTCGCAATGACGATCAACCTTTACAACCAGGTGAGTTCAGAGACATGGACGCTCCGGGTGGAAGTTTGCGAGACGCCTTTGTACCGTTACCGTTCAAGGAACCTTCTCAAACTCTCCTCTCTCTCCTGGGAATCCTTGTTGATAGTGGTCGGCGTTTCGCATCTATTGCTGATATGCAAATCGGTGATGCGAATCAAAATGCGCCAGTCGGTACAACGGTTGCTCTACTTGAGCGTGGCACAAGAGTTATGTCTGCAATTCACAAAAGATTGCATGCATCACAAAGGATTGAGTTTGAAATTTTATCTAAGGTTTTTGCTGAATACTTGCCACCAGCTTATCCATACAACACAGCTAATGGTAATCAAACCATCAAAGCTGTGGACTTCGATGAGCGTGTAGACGTCTTACCAATCTCAGATCCAAATACTTTCTCTATGTCTCAACGAGTCATGATGGCTCAAGAGTTATTGAGAACAGTACAAAGCAATCCAGAGATTCATGGACCCAATGGTATTTATGAAGCTTATAGAAGAATGTACGCGGCCATGGGAGTGCAAAACATAGAACAGTTATTGCCACCTCCTCCACAGCCACAACCTATGGATCCAGCAAGTGAGAACGCAGGGCTGATTACAGGACTGCCTCAACAAGCTTTTGCTGGACAAGATCATGATGCACACATTAATTCACACATGTCTTTGTATAGCACTGTGACTGCTCAATCAAACCCAGCGGTTTTATCTCTCATTCAATCACATGTTTATCAGCATGTTTCATTTAGAGCTGCTGAAATTGTAGATCAACAAAATGCTCAGAACCCTGAGTTTCAAATGATGATGCAACAAATACAACAGTTGCCACCAGAGATCTCTATGGGTTATCAGCAACAACTACAAGACTCTGTGTCTCGTGATGTAGCAGCAGTGGTTGCTCAATTAATGCAACAGATCAATCAAATGTTTATGCCACCTCCTCCAATGCCAGATCCATTGGTTGAGTTGAGAGGCAAAGAGTTAGACATTAAAGCTGATGACGTACAACGCAAGCGTGAAGAGTTTGTACAACGTCAACAGTTTGATGCAATGAAAGCAATGCAAGGCAATGAACTTGCAGAGCAAAGGTTACAAATTCAAAAAGAAATTGCTATGATGAAAGATGCAATTGCTCGTGAAAGAATCGAACAGCAAAATCAATTTAAAGCAATGGATATCATGCGAGGTAACAAATGAGTTCAGTTAGACAAAAAATGACAGCAGTTAATAAAGCTGCCATGAAAGAAGAAGAGGCAAAACAAAATGGCAATCAACCGATCATCAATGAGAATGCAAATATCGACATCGACAAGATCGCCAAAAAGATCGACAAAGATGCGGACAAAGTCCTTGCTGAAGCGACCAAAGAAGTTAAAGCTAAATCCAAAAATTCTAAGTCTGTCTTTAAGACTAAGACCAAGGTAGTTAAGAAAAAGTAATGGCCAAAGGCGTTAAGCATTACAAAAAAGACGGTAGTGTTCATAAAGGCGGTATGCATAAAATGCCAAATGGACAAATTCATTCTGGCGCTTCACACAGTAAAACAAGTGTAAGACTTTATCACTATGGTGACTTGTCAGAAACAGCAAAGAAAAAAGCTAGGCTTCAGAGAAAAAAATAATGCCATTAAAAAAAGGTAGCAGTCGGAAGACAATTTCTGCTAACATAAAGGAATTAATGGGCAGTGGCAAAAAACAAAAGACTGCCATTGCAATAGCTTTGCAAAAAGCAAAGAAAAATAAAGGTAAGAAAAATGGAAAAAGTAAAAAACGTTAAAACAAGCGTAAGCATTAAAGACCAAGGTACTGTTAACTACAAGCAAGTAGAAAGCGTTCCTAATCCTGGTGCACCAAAACCATATGGCGCTGGTAAATCTCGTGGTGGCGGAGCTGCTTTGAGAGGAACTAAGTTTAGCGGAGTTTGCTAAATGGCAATCGGTGATGCTTTAGTTGCACCTACTGGTGTACAGAATCAGATGTATGGTCAGCCTTCTAGAGTACCTGGCTACTCTCAAGGTTTAGGTCAAGCACCTGGTCAAATGGCATTACCACCAGAGCCTATGCCTATAGGCAGACCTACAGCAGTTGTAGGTGGTCCAGCATATTTTACTCCAGAGGGCTACAATGCCCCACCTCAACCCACACAAGCTTTCATGCCAACTGATGTAAGACCTGATCCAATTGGGCAACAGTTTATGCGTCAAATGCAATCTCCTATGGGTCAACAGTTTCAAGCTCAGTATGAAGCAACACAAGCTCCAATAAGAGAAGCTGAGATGGCAAGACGTGCTGAAGAACAAGCAGCTCAAGATGTAAGGTTTCAAGAATTAATGGATCGTATTGCAGAGCTTGAAGGTCAGTTGGCTCAACCATCTCCAATGCCTGAACCTTCTCCTTATATACCAGGCGGTCCTTTTCCGGGGATACCAGATTTTATAAGAGACTTAGATTTCAGCAATATAGATTTCAGCAACATCCCTGGCCTATCAAACTTTGACTATGATGACATCATGCGTCAATACAATGACAGAATGGAAATGGGTGAACCAGAGCCAGTTGAAAGTTTCTTGCCTGATCCTAGAGATCTTCCTCCAGTTTCCGCAGGCGAAACACCTGGTTTTGATATGACAAGAGAATTGACTAATGATCCTAATTACATACCTCCTGTTGCTCCAACTCCAGCACCAATCTCAGTTGAAACTATTGCTGAAGCCATTGAAAGAAAAGGCCCACCAACAGGAAGCGGTTTTATCTCAGAAGCTGTTAGAGACATTATAGAAAGAAGAGAAGAGCCTAGCGATATTTCTCCGCCAACATTAATGTCTATCCCACCACTACCTCAGTTTGAACCTTTTGGTCCGGAAATGAGCATAGAGGATATATT